GCGACTTGACGAAATTCGCGCCCTCCCTCTAGAGACCCTACTTCATTTCGAAGACATTAACGCGACGATACAAGCAGTTAGTGTTTCACAAGGGCAGGTAAGATATAAGGCAGTTCGGACGACAGACAAAGGTATGCCTGGCGATCCTGAGATTATTTACGACGGCCCAAATACAGTTCAGCTGTTGAATGCATTCGGTATGAAACCACCGGGAGATATGGAGAGTGTGGCAGCTTACTATTGGGTCAAGCTGACGCCAGAGCTTAAGAAGGAGATCCTGGATAACGGTACGAATTTGCTCCAGGACGACGACACCGTACAGGAAGGTCAGCGGCCGCGCGGATACTTTGAGCCGGCAACCAGGCGCATAACATTAACCGAGCGTGCGAACGCCACTACATTTTTGCACGAATCCGGCCATTTGTTCCTGGAGATGTATCGCGATCTCGCGCAAGAAAGCGAAGAGATTGCCGCCGACTTGCAGACTGTTTACTCCTGGGCTGGCGCCGAAGGTTCCTGGAAAGACATGACCATCGAGCAACGCAGACAAGTTCACGAGAAGTTTGCCAGTGGATTCGAATCATGGCTTATGGAAGGCAAGGCTCCGACGGCAGAGTTACAGCCTATCTTCAGTCAGTTTAAGGCCTGGTTTCTTGATGTCTATAAGAGCCTTACCGAGGTATTCCGTCGCAATCATTTTGCCGGAACGGAACTCAGCGACGAAATGCGCGAAGTGTTTCGCCGCTTGGTTGCTACTGATGAAGAACTGAAGCGAGCAACATCTGACCAGGGCTTAATTGCGCTTCCGATCGAGCAAATGGGATTGAAGCCAGGTGATGCTGAGGCCTACTTGAAGGCTGTCGAGGACGCCAAGCTGGAGAGTGATCAGCAACTAACAGAGAAGGTTATGCGCGACATCCGCCGGCAACGTAAAGCCTGGTGGAAGCTGGAACTGAAGAAGACTGCTTCCGTCATTGAGGAAGAGCTTAATGATAGCAAGGAAAATGTTGCCAGGGACTTCATGTCGGGCAAGCGCATGGTTGAGGGCATAGAGCAATTCAAGCTGGACACTGACGCTGTTGCCAGGCTGTACGGAGTAGATGTAGCCAGCGCCTTGTCTCGGATGCGCGTACTTAAGAAGGGCGCGATGCACCCTGATGCCGTTGCTACAAAGCTAGGCTTTGCCACTGGCGAGGAACTTGTCCTGGGCCTTCAGAGCAGCACTAGCAAGAAGGAGCGCGCAAATATCGCTGTTAGCCAGGCTCAAGAAAAGATGGATGAGAAGTACGGTGACCTGATGTCGGCTGGCTCTTTGTACGAGGAAGCGAAAATAGTCGTACATAACGACATGCAGGGCAAGCGCCTGCTGCTAGAACTGCGATTGCTTAATCAAAAAATAGGCAGCAAGGCTGCAACAAGGAGTGTTCCCCAGGTCACGCTGGCGCTGTACAAGGAAGCAGCGAGACGTGCCGTGGAGAATATGTCCATCAAGGAGATCCAGCCTCATAAGTATCTTCGGGCCGAGCGTCGTTGGGCACGAGAGGCTACTAAACTGGCTGCCCAGGGCAAGTATCAGGAAGCACTTGAGGCAAAGCATCGACAACTGCGCCAGTTCTACATGTATCAGCAAGGACATAGAATTAAAGAGCGCGGCGAGAAGCATCATCGCCGTCTTCAGCAGATGAAGCTAGGTAAGTATAACGCGAAGCGTGTAGATCCTGAATACATTCAGCAACTGAAAGTTTTGCTGTCAGTTTACGACCTGCGCAAACGCCCGACTAATCGAGACACCCAGGGCCGGATTGCAAGTGTGCAGAAGTTTCTGGCTGCCCAGGAAGAGTCGAACCCTGGCCTGATTGCGACCGCATACATTGACAACATCCAGGACTGGCGCAACCTGACCATCCTAGATCTGCAAAGCCTGCGCAATGCCGCTGAGAACATGCTGAAAATTGGCAAGGAAAAAAGCGAGGAAGGCTACAAGGATCTGACAATGCAAGCAATCCTGGCAAAGAACGCTATCGAGGCGAGCAGTCAAATTCGTGCGAGGCCGCTGGGCCAGGATGATGAGACTTCGCTGGAGAAGGGGCGCTCTATTACACAGCGGTTTAGTGAAGACCAGGTGATGCTGTACACCAACATCCGCAAATTTGATAGTTACGAGTTTGGTGGAGTCTGGTACAGAAATATCCTGGAGCCTATCAGTCGTGGCACAGAGACCCGCACCAGGATGAATATGGAAGCATCGGAGAGTCTGAATGACATTCTGAAGCCTTTTCGAGGAAGCAAGCTGAAGCGTTCCTGGCTCAAAAACCGACAAGCAGAGAAGCAAGCAGATACGGTTGGAGAGTTTCAGCACCTGGACGAGTCGATGGTTAAGCGCACCCTGAATAACGGTGGCTCCTGGACTCTGTCTGCCGGCCAGCGTGTGATGCTTGCAGTGTATTGGGGTTCGCCTGAGTCGCGCAAAGCGATCGTCGACTCAGGTTACCAGGGCCAGGAAGTCACGGAACTAGATGTCCAGGTGATGCTCGATCTGCTTACTGACGAACAAGTAGAATTAGTGAAGAAGATCTGGAGCTTCAACGAACAATACTGGAGCGAACTCGCCAGGATCAACAAGGAACTCACTGGCCTGGCGCCGTTAAAAGTTGATCACATGCCGTTCCGAGCCGGCAATCATGAGCTTGAGGGTGGATACCAGCGCATCTATTACCACTGGACGCCAAAGGACGGTCAGAAGCTCGACATGCACGATGAAGCATCGAATGCAATGAACGTGAAAAATGGTGTCACGCAGACGAAGACGGGGGCATCTATACAGCGCAAAGGATCCGGCGGCAGACAGATTCGCCTGGAGACCGACAACATCATGCGCGCGACCGATGAGATCATTAACTTCATCGCCTATGCTGAGATCAGCCGCGACGTTGGGCGCTTCCTGAATCATCCGATGGTTGCGAAGTCGATCATTGATGTGTACGGCAAGGAGAAGTATCAGTCTTTCTTTGATTCAGTCGACGGTATATTCGCCGGCAATGTTGAAGGTGGCGCTCCGATCAACACAATGATGCGGATGGTTCGAACTAATTTGTCGATAGCCTATTTGACTTTTTCTATCAGAAACATGATTCAGCAGCCGCTGGCGATAACGAACTCGTTAGGACGCAATGGTGAGCTTGCTACCCTGGGCGCAATGTCAACTCTGGCGATGCGACCAATCGAGACGATTAAGTGGATCCATTCGAAGTCGTATTTCATGCAGGAGCGCAATAAGCTGGTCAACCGTGAGGTTGCAGAGCAGTTAGCAGTCCTGGAGAACTCGGCTGGCAAAGGCTTTATCAAGCAGCGCATGTTCGTCTTGCAGGTTGTGGGTGATGCGGTCGCGGTATATCCGGCCTGGTTGGCTGCTTATCGTCGTGGATTGATTGAGGTCGCCGAGTTTGGCATGACGGAAGCAGAGATCTCCGATAAGGCTGCCAAGTTTGCAGACCTGGAGGCTGAAGCGATGATCGGATCTGGGCGCAAGCAGGGATTGGCGCCTATATTCCAGGGGTCTGGAAACATCGCCAGGACGGTCGGCATCGAGGCCTCAAAGCAATTTACATTCATGGGCACGTTCTTTGGCGTCAACTACAATTTGTACGGAGACGCCTGGTCGCGCATGAGGAAGGGTAAGATCAGTAAAGCAAAATACACTCGTGAGATGATGTGGTACTTGGTCATTCCTGCGATATGGGCAAAGTTACTGACTGAGCAACTGCCGGATCCTGATGATGATGAGGGATGGACTAAGTGGATGGTTGCTGGAGTGGCGGAGTTCGGAATGTCGGCGTCGATGTTTTGGCGCAACATAGCATCAGCACAGAAAGGGTTTGAGCCGAACATACCGGCGTTTTCTGCTTTCACCGGACTCGTCAGGCTCGGCGGCGAAGCCGCTGAACTTCTTAATGAGGAAGAGGAGTTAGGTATGGACGATATGGCTTCGGTCATCAGGGCTATGCAACCACTACTTCCGATGCCTGCTTCGGGCCAGGTTGCCAGGTCGCTGGAACAGCTTGAGTCTGTTGAGCGGGGCAGTGAAGACGCAAGCCTTTACAATGCTCTGGTGAAAGGTAAGAAAAGATAATTAATTTAAACAAGCAATTTGAGAGGTTGACCAAATGACGATTCCCGCAGGTGAGACGAGTATTAGTAGATGGGTGGGTAACGGAGTTACTCAAGAATTTGATTACCAGTTTAAGATCACATCTAAGGACGATCTACTGGTAAACACTATTAGTCCTGCTGGTGCTTTAGCGACAATGTCAGAGGGCACTGATTACACCGTCCAGGACGTTGGTAAGGACAGCGGCTACATTACCTTGACAGTTGCCTTGACAGACACCTGGAAAATTCAGATCTCTGATAATTTAGCAGTTAGCCAGGAAGTGCCGTTCGGCAACCAGACCAGGTTCTTTGCTTCAGCACACGAGAGTGCTTTCGACAAGGCTACACGTCTGATTAAGCGCCTGTTCACACGCATTGAAGATTGCATCAGGGTTACCTCAGATGACACCGAAGTAAACCTGGAGCTGCCATCTGCCTCTTCCCGTGCGAACAAGTTCCTATCATTTGGTGCGGCAGGTGAGGTCGATTTAGCAACATCAATAAGTAATACCACCCTCTCGCGCTCAAATATAGGAGAATATTTATGGCCTAGAACCCAAGCGGAAATAGATTCTTCAGTAACACCAGTAAACCTCTATTACCAACCGGGCTGGGTTGAGAGATACCTTGCTAATGCCACTCCCGGCACAACTGATATGGCGGCTGGATTTACTAACGCATTTAAGCAGGCCAAAGAAATAGATGGCGCAACAGTGCGGGGTGAAGATAGATATAAACTAGGCTCTACGGTTGATTGTCGGGAGGCAAAAGTCGATCTACGGGATTCCACAATAGACATTAGTCATTCTGGGATTGGGATAATTGCTGGTGGGCATAGCGACGGCCCCACCAACCCAGAGCAACGATTTGGCACTGTGCTTCGCGTAGGTGCTGGTTCTGGTACAGACTCCGCCACTTACCCAACAATCAAAATAATGGGTGCATATGGTCAGCACATCCACATCCATTACACCGGGTATATTCAGTTATACGCCGACAGCGACGATGGTGCTGTAGGGGATAGCGATGCCATAGCTTACTCGACGTTCTGGTTTAATAGAATGACGACAATGGAGTGGAACACTAATCCAAGTCCTTCAGGAAGCACGACTCAATGGATCAACGAGAACACTTTCTATCTGAATCGTATGGGTACATTTATTTGTGACGGAACATACCCTCACAACAATAACCGTCTTTGGGGCGGTAACATGGAAGCAGCTTCTGCCAGTGTCGGTGCCACTATCACTTTCACTAAAGGCCATACAAATACATGGAATGACATCCGGTTTGAAAGAACTGGTACCAGACCTTTCGTAGAGATGACTTTCGGGGCTGATTCGCATGGCAACAAAATCTTTCAGTCATGGATGAGTTCTTTGGCCGATTACACAACGGAATCCATATACGGAAACACTGCTTTCGATAAAGTCACCGACGCTGGTTATAACAATCAAGTTCTAAAAACATCCTCGATGAGCAGGCAGACATTTGTCATCGCTCACGCATCAATCGATGATCCAATATTTAACACCACCGTGGGACAGACCTTTGGCTCCGGGTTTTTCACCACTGTTGTGACCTCACCCGCAGATCAAAAGCCCTCTTTATTCTCACTGCAAACGCTGGGTAGTAATGATTATATTATGTCAACCGATCTATTCCGGGTGAAAAGGGGCGACATAATTGGTTGGAATACCGAAACCTTCTCATCAGTCAGTCCGGGTTATCGAAGTTATTTTTATTGCTACGACGAAGATGGCGCGGAAATACTGCCCGTTGTGTCGAGTGGCGCGGCAGATATGTCAACTGATAATTGTTTTTCAGGTCAGTTGAGTGCAGCCCCACCAAATCGACTCGGCCCCACCGGCAACAATTCTAAAGAGTCGGTTACTATTTTAGGGCCGAATATTGCTTTCATGAAGATTGTGTGGCTATCAGGCTCTGCGGCAGCCACAACGAATACTGCCAGATCAATAACGGCATATATTCGCCGGGGCATGAGCATGGCAACAGAAAATATCACCCAAACGTGTGTGCCAGATGTTAAGCAGAAATTTCTGGCGGTCAGCGGTGTGCCAACACAGGGGTTCGCAAAAGTAGGTTATTCGGTGTGTGACATTGACGGATCGCATCATGTGGTTGATCGCTCCGTTGATACGACTTTAGCATCAGGCGCGAGTTTAGGGGCTACTACCGTTGTATTGACTGATGCCACTGGGATTGCTTCTGGTGATGTTATAGGGATATTAAATGATGTGGAATTAGTCACAGACTGGAGAATAGTTGACAGCGTTGCCGGTTCCCCGTCCATCACCCTGACTGTAGGCTTAACGGGAGCCGCTGCGGCAGGTAATCGTGTGGTATTTCTGCATTGGATAACGGAATAAGTTGATGACTACATCAGAAATAATAGCCGGGGCTGGATTGGCAGGTGTGTTAGCAGTCGGGACATGGGTAGGCACTATTAGTACCACGCTGGAACACAAAGTAAATGCCTCAGATTTTTCAAGGGTTGAGCAAAAGATTGAAGATCAGGGGCAGAACATTTCGCGCATCGAGGAGGATGTAGACGAACTGAAGCAGGATCAGAAAGAGATACTTGATATTCTGCGACGGGTTGAAGCACAGCAGGGTATATGAGCATTAACGAAAAGCAGGTCGAGTTTATGCGTACTCTTGCTGCGTTTCTTGGCTGGTGCTTCCAGAATGGCTACTTAGTTATTGGGGCAGAACTGTACAGAACGAAAGATCAGGCGGAGATTTACAAAGCCCAGGGCAAGGGCATACTTAACTCGATACATCGCCTGAAGATGGCTATCGACCTCTTCCGATACCTGGACGGCAAGGTGACCTGGGATCCAGAGGACTACCGTGAGATGGGGGAGCAGTGGAAGTCAATGCACTCTGACGCGCGCTGGGGCGGAAACTTCAGTGGAAGGGATGCAGTTCACTTTAGCTTTGAGCATAAGGGAAGAAAATGAGTCAGTACCTGACTGCCGGCGCATTTATCCTGGGCCTTATGCTAGGCGCCCAGGCTAACGGTTGGCGTCTGAACAGCCAGATCGCCGCTCTGGAGAGTGGCATACAGGTCGCGGAGAACGCTGCCCTGGTTCGCCAGGCAGAGGCTGTGGCGGAACGAGACGCAGAACTGAGGGTTATTATCAGCCGGGAGCGCCAAGCTGTTGAAGCGGCTAGAAGAAGGATGGAGGTGATTAGCGATGAGCGAAACAAAATACAACGGCAGTTTGCCAGGGCGATGGAAGATCCCGATTGTGCTGCCTGGGCTGATGTCAGTATTGCTTGTCCTATCGTCATGCACAACGACCAGGACGATAACCGAACTGGTGGAAGTGCCTGGCCCGACACAGTACAGGTTATTACCAGACGAGCTGTTAATTGATTGCAAAGAGGATTTTGTGGCTCCAGCAACAAACGGAGACCTGCTAAATCAGTGGGTCTTACTACAACTGGCGATTGACGAGTGCCAAGCAAGGATTAACGCGATAAAGTTGATCAACGACGCTGAATTATTGATGGAGAACGACGATGACAGATAAATATGTAGCCGATCCACCATTAGGTGATAATGGGAATCCCGGTACTCTCGCAGAACCTTATGATGATGTGGATAAGGCAGATAGCGTGACTTCTGCCGGCGAAACAATCTATCTTGTTGATGGTGTTTACACGGCTTCCGCCGATTCAGGCGACGTAGCGTTGCGCGATGCTAAGACGCTGCGTGGCGAAACCTACCGAGGCGTCACGGTTCTGCCAAATATTGCTGGTCAGGTTGTCCGAGTAGCCGGAGGTAATAGTGGCACTGGCAAGATAATCGGCCTAATCCTGGACGGGAACGGTGTCGGCGCTAATGCTGTGAAAACTTTCAGCAATGCAACTGTTCTTGACAGGCTGGTGCTGCAAGGCCTAACGCTGAAAAACTACACCACCTATGGTGTTTTTGATCAGAGGAGAGAGGGGGCGCTTGAGATGTTGGACTGCGTTTTCCAGGGCGATGTGCAACTGGCTGGTGTGAAGCTAACCACCAGCACAGCACTCAGTGCTGCCGGCTCCGCGTTTATAGACAACATCTTGTTTGACGACGTAACGTCGGATACCTCGATGGAGGCACTGATTGAGCTACAGCAAGAAGCCACCGGGGCGGAAGCATACAACGTCTATGTTTCTAATGTGCGGGGCAAATTGACTTCAACAGATACAGGTAGTTACTACGCAATCTCAGTAGATGGCGCTGACCAGGCTCACGTTTCAGGCGTCGATCTCGAAATGGATATAGAGAACGCAAGTGCGTCGAGCTATTCGGTATGGATCCGAGGCTCGCAAGCAGCCACCTTAATTGCTAACGCTTCTATCTCCAGGTGCAAAATAACTTGCAATTCGCCCGTAGGCTACTCCCTGGCGCTCGGTGAATCTGGGAATCCATCATATATTACGAATGCAGAGATGCACGGAAATGTCGTGAAGGGCGCAACTTATGGGTCAGCGACTCCTCACGGAATTTTGATGGGGGAAGACCTGGCCGGCGACTGTGACGGCAACTTAGTGAAGAATAAGTACGCAAGCATCCTGCTTTCAAAAAATACAGGTGGCTTCTGTCGCGGCAACCTGGTACTGGACACTGAAGGCTGTGCCATCTACATGAAAGGAACCAAATCAGGCACCCCAATCATCGAGAACAACACTATCTCTCAGAGTTCGAAAGTTACTCAGCGTGACCTGGGCCTGCTTGCGGTAAGGGAGCAAGACGGCAACAATGCCGGCGGAACATTCAGAAACAACGTCGTTATCGTGCAGGACGTTTCAACGATCAGAGCTGTTGCCTCGGTGACTACGAGTCAGGTCTGTGCATTCGCAGACAACCTTTACATCTTCCCTGACACGTTTAATCCGACGACTGATCTGTTGTGGGATGCCGGCTCTGGCCTAGTAAACTTTGCTGGATGGTTGGGGAACTCAAATGCAGATTTGACTGTTACCGGTGACCGATACGAAACATTCCCGCAAGGAGTGATTGACGTCATGATTGCCAATAATGAGGCTGCATTTGATGCGGCCATGAATGAGGTATCGTCAGGCAGTGGGCTGATTCGACCTGTAATTGCTGGCTAGTTTCAGAACAGTTCCTGCTGACCGACAGACACCGGGCACATCCACAAGTGCTGCGGCTTTTTGTACTTGCCCTGGCGCATCTCATCCAGCTTAAGGATCTTATTGTGTCTCATCAGCGTATTTAGCGCCCTGCCGGCAGATGTGATCGGTGAGTTAGGCAGAACCTGGTCAGAGATGTCGTCCCTGGTGAACTTCTCGCCTGCCCTGGCTTTCATCCACTCCAGCACCAGACCATCCTGCTTGCTGGCCTTGTTCTTACTGTCGCGGAGTTCAGCACCAATCAGCCCGGTCGTATTGAAGTACGTCGGGGCTTCGAGAGTAACTTTAGCCATTGATCTCCTCCAATGCGTTTCTGTTGACCGGGATCTTGTCGATTAAGATTAGCGGCAGCGCCTGGTTTACCCATTCAGGATATGCAATGACCTTTCTCCCATCGGCGGAGATCTCGATGCTGCCGGAGCAATATTCGCCACCCACGATACCGTACTGGATTCCCACCGCTATGCGAAAGCGTCCGTCTGACTCTCTGTGCGGCTGGCAGGTATATAGAATGCCGTCATTATCTTCTGTGGTGAACCGTCCGTACATGCGTGTATTGAGCCAGTCTGCTTCTTTTAGTGCAGACACCAGAGCGGCTGTTGTGTGTTTTTCTTTAGTTCTGCTCACTTTTTTCTCCATCTAGCCTGTGCGACTCGCGCCACCAATCGTGGGCAACGTCTGCTTGATTCGCTGGTCTCCGGCTTTAGCCAGGCAAGTATTGTGTATGCGCTGACATCGTAGTTCTGGCGATCCAATTCAAAAATAAGTTCTCGTGAAAATTGTACCTGGGTCAGACCACTGTAGCTGCATGCGTTACGCAACGTCTGATTCGACGTGCGACCGTCCATCATCTTCTTATTCATCCCATGCCCTACTTCTCTCATTGAAGTGCTGACCGTCCCGTTCCTGATCATCGGGCCGTCTTAGGAGATCATGTACTCGGTAAATTCTATCGTCAGATTTAAATACTCCATCCAGGTACTCGATCAGGTACTTCGCGTAGGCGACCAAATACTCGTTGCCATCAAGCGTGTATTGATCCTGGCCTTTCTCGACTGCCTCCTTGTACACAGCCTTGAGTCGAGCCAGTGACTCTTCTGTGTACACAACTCGTTTTGTTTCGTTAGTCATCGTTCTATCCTCTCTTGCATAAGATTGATCGCTTCCTGGATCTGCGTTCGTGCGCAGTCCAGATCAGGCGATGCGTTTTCAGGGTAGACGATTCCGTACCTGGCATCGCCTTCATCGCGGCCGTAGTCATCGTAGTGCCCTATTCCTTTCGATACGTCTGCTTCGGCCTTTGTCTGGTCGTCCATGATCTCACTTGCCAGGGACTCCTCTATCACCTGGAGTTCACCTAGCAAGCGGCTCAGAGTTTCGATATTTGCGCCCTTTTCGTTCACGATGTTGCCCCTGACCTGGGCACATCTGCGATCCATTCGTATATTCCGTCGATCTTGTCCTGCTTGTCGACTTGTTCAGTACGACATGCTAACTGCATCTCCTGGATCGAGGCGAACGGTTGGCTGTGCCAGTGCATGCCGATGATCATGTAGCCAGGTCTGTGCAGACTTCCGCCTGGAAGGATGAATGTGGCATGCACGACATGCACGTCTTCAGCTTCATACATGCAGTTGGCCTTGCTTCCCATTTTCGTCGGCAACGGATCTAGGAACATCACCTCACGAGATCTGGATTGTTTCTCCACTTGGTATCGGCTGTCAGCCAAAAGCTGTACCGCATAGTGGAGCCTGACCGCTGTGCCTTCCGAGCACTCGTTGGTGCGGATCACTGGCTTTACGTCTGCTTGCCTGGCGAGAGGCTCCAGGATCTCAAGGGCCGCGTTTATTTTGTTGACTGTATCATTCATGTTTTCACCTAATGGTGTCATGGTTATTTACTCCTGCCCATAGCGTCTGCCAGCGTGCCTTTATAGCTTCTATCGCGCTCAATTTTCATGCCGAACGCACCACGAACTGCTTGCAATTCATTTAAATCGACATAACCCAATTCTTGAAAACCAAGACCCAAATCACATAAGCCGAAGGCTTCGCCGGTTTCAAAATTGGCCTCAGTTATGAACCAAGTACCCGCGCCATCAGGTGTGAATAGCTTAAATGCTACCTTCACCTGCTCCGGCGCAAGCGTAGCCGTAGTTCTGAGTGCTGGTGTGTTTTCTTTGATTTTCTTTGTGAAAAGTTTCATTACATTCCCCACTTGGTTGCGCAGACCGGGCCGATGCCGGCTTCGATGCTCTTCTGATCCGTGAGTTCACGGCCGCAGCACGAGCAGTTGCCGGTCTCGATGCCGTACTGGCGAGCCAGGGCTGGCAGATCGGCGTTAGCCAGGGCTTCGAGTTTCGTGCCGTCGACTTCAATGTCGAACTCTCTGTTGGGGTGGAAGTTTCCTTCCGTCGAGATCTTGCCCAGGTACTGGCCGTCCTCACGCACGACGTAGTACCAGCCGGCGTTCATGCCTTTGTTAGGCGCCATGCTGAACGTGAAGGCTGGCAGGCGCAGCTTCGGCTTCTTCAGGCCAGAGTCCCTGGCGTGCGCGAACGCTGTTAGGACGCTGCCCAGGTAGATGGGCTTCTGAGATGGTTTTGACGCTGCGTTCTTCAGTGCGTTCATCATGTTTTCTGTGAGCGGGGTGCTTCCTTTGTTTATCTTGGATCTCATGTTGATAGCGAATCTGCTCCACGATGCGTTCTCCAGGATCCAGGCGGCCTCTTCAGGGTGATGCTCCGCGAAGAACCGGAAGTTCTGCGATTGTTCGTTTAGTTCAGTCATTACGATGCCTCCTCGGCGCATGATCTGCGACCAGCTTGTTCCACTGCTCGTACATCGCTTCTCGATCTCCACCTTCATAGGCGAACCAGCTATCGAAGTTTATCGGCATGCCACAGCTATGGCACAAGCCCTGGTTGTCTTCGTAGTGGTAGTCGTACTGTCCTGGGCACTCGCTCATCATTGCCTCCTCGGCACATTGTAAAAAGAAAGCCGCCCCTTGATAACGCCAAAAATTGCACCGTAGGGGCGGCGAGTTTAACTACTCTTAAAAGGTTAGGTACTTCATTAAGGCATCAGGCAGCCTGTCAGGGTCGCGTTTAGGATTCTTTTTAGATTCCTTTTTGCGATCCTTCATAGCTCCGCCTTTGCGGAGTATGTCTGGTGGTGCCGGTTGTTTCTGTTTCATTTTCATGATCCTGCCTCCTCGGCGATCTCGTTGACGAACTTCCGGCCGGCCTTAGTCATTCCCATGCGGCTCTTAGAGCCGAGTCGGCGGAACTTGTTGACTGCCAGGGCCAGGCGATAAGGCTTGCCGTTCCTGGTCAGGTCTCTCATGTGCCTGGCTTCACTGCCAGGAACTGTTCGGGCATGTAGCGGGTAGCTGATGGTCATGACTCGCAGGTTTCCGCTGCGGAGTTCTTTGACCAGGGCGACCATGATGCCGGCGTCGGTGTGATAGATGACTACGCGAACCATTAGTAGCCTCCCGTATATTCGATGACGTAGACACCATTCTTAGTGAACGTGTTGTCGACTGCTTCGAACGTGAGACCTTCGCGAACAGCAGCCGCGATCGCTGCGTGCCAGTCCTTCGCTTCTCTGAATGTTGCTTTCATGTGTTGCCTCCTCAAGCAAAGGGTTAGGATGTCCAACCCATGAGCGAATCTTAGGGTACTTTGTACCTAATGTCAACAGCCATAAAACCCTTACTAATCACAGGTTTCAAGACATTCTTGTACCCTGGCTTTAACCTGTTCAATCAAATCTTGGGGGGGGTCTTCCTGGTTGAGCAGATCTAGTGTTGACATTAGTTGGTCGTAAATCTGTTCGAATGTCATATCCATTTGTTGCCCGAAGTCTGCTACTCCGGCTTTGCATGTTGGACAAAATGCTACAGGGATCATTCCGATGAATCCTCTTATGCCACCTTCTTTTTCGATGTCGAATGGCCCCCTACAAATAGAACATTGATAAGATGTTGCTTGTACTTCCTGAAATGATTCAGACATTTTTTCGTCCTGTTGTTCATTTTTAAAAAGACCAGGCGCCGGCGGGATAAACTGGCGCCTGGGAATCGCAGGCCACAATAGCTGACGAGGTTGCTACTTTTGCGGCCAGGGTTTTTATGCTCTTCTTCTTCTTGTTGTTTTTATTGTTGTTGTTATTTTTTTATTTCTTGCATCGCTCTCGACAGTGCATCTTTCCCTTGTAGAACCCTGCCTACAGATGACAGCGACAAACCAGTGTGTGCCCCAATTTTTCTGTAAGTCCAGTGAGGGTTTACTCTCTTCAGTCGTTTCACCTCACTGCGGCGTGCCCTGGTAACAGAAACACGATCCTTTCTGCGACCTGTGCTTGTGCTGACGCCTTTGCCGTTACTATTTACACGCGTAACTTTCTTGACCGCTACATTTTCGGTTGTGAGCTTGTAGCCGATACCGCTTTCCTTACAAAAGTCTGATACCAATGATCCGGCCGTGAAACCATCCACCTCTATTACGAATGTGAATTGTGGGCTTACTATATTGCTTGTGTTGTCTTGTGACATTTTTAGCCTCCTCGGCTGTTTATTTAAAATTAAAACGGAATATCGTCTTCAAATTCGGCCTGGGGAGCCTCTTTACTCGGATGATTCGGCGCCTGGTGTCCGGCATGATGTTCTGCCGGGTTACCCTGGGCCTGGTTACCACCTCGAGATCCGAGCATCAGCATGTCACGACCCTCGATCTCGGTCGTGTAGCGATCGTTGCCGCTCTTGTCTTGCCACTTCCTGGTTTTCAGCTTGCCTTCTATCATGACCAGGGAACCCTTCTTCAGGTATTGGCCGGCGACTTCTGCAACACGACGGAACAGCACGACACGGTGCCACTCAGTTCGCTCTTTCTGCTCTCCGCTTTGCTTGTCCTTCCAGGCCTCGCTCGTTGCGACAGACAGGTTACACACAGCGTCTCCGCTGGGCATGTATTTCAGTTCTGGATCCTGGCCCAGGTGACCGATGATTTGTGCTTTGTTTAGACTTGGCATTTATTTCTCCTAAAGGCGCCCCTGGCCGAAGCCAGGGTCACATTGTTGTTATATTCCCGCTCGAACGAGCAGGCGTTCAATGAGTTTGTCGCGGAACTTTTCATCGTGCTTCGCGAGATTGTTTAGAGCGCTGCCGGTGCCAGTTATGGCTTCATCAAGCACTTCGTTGGTCAGGACGCTAGTGATCTCTGTCTCGTTGCCAGCAACGATCAGAACTGCTTCGCCCTGGTGCTGGTCGAGTAGAGTGTTTATGATTTTCTTCGCTTGTGTATTACTCATTGCTTTGTGCCTCCTCGGCTGTTGGTAATTCAGTTGCCTCTCCATCTAAGGCTCCGATCATTCGGTCGGTCTGTGTTTCGGATTGATTCGGTTCTGCTATGTAACGAATCCCGTTTGGCTGAGAGTCATGGTCGGCGACCTCCTCCATAGTCATTTCTCCACCGAGCGCATCAGGGAATGCCATTCGCAGTGCTGCTGCTTCAGCACACTTCGTCAGCATCTGTCGAGGTGCTTTCTTCCATCGTGCGTTAGGAAACAGTGACTTCTGGCCGTTTTTCTTGCCAGGTAGATACTGGTAGGTCTCACTGACAACTTCACTGAAGTACGTCACGACGGTGTATTCACCACGTTGTTTTGCGACCGGGTTCCAGCGATACACCTTGACCTCACACCACTCAGGCACGGTAATGTGCTTGTATTCGATGTTATCTCCATAATGCGGTCTGGCCTGGCCCAGGTATTCGTTCGTGCGCTGTGCCGTTGTCCGGTACTCATAGATGCCTGGCATGATCACGTCGCGCCATGTCGTAGCTCCAGTGATGGCATCCTTCACTTTCATCGGTACGATGTGGCACGGCTTCTTCATCGGATCCAGTTGCCTGGCCTGACAGTAGTCGATGACCATCATCACCGACATAGGATCAGCGCCTGGATACAGACTCGTTCGCATTGTGTTGAATTGTGCCGGCGAGACTTCACGCTTCTCGATCATTGAGAGCAGTGACTTGCCTTCGTCTTCTTCAGGCTTTGTGACCACCGGAACATCTGCTGCGTACTCTTTTCTTATCTCAGTCATTTGACTACGAACCTCCTGGTTGTTGTTGTCTTTTGGAACTCAGACAGTCGATCGCCGAGTTCCTTTTCTACTGCCGTCTTGTTCAGGTTTTTGATCGCGCTGCCTGCCCAGGTGATCATGGGCTTGCCATGCTCTGGATCCAGCAGCACATCAGTCGTTTTCATGAACTTCTTGATGTCTATTTCCAGCTCTTCCTTCTGTGACATTAGGCCTTTCATCGTTGCGCGTACTTCGCGCAGTTCCTCGACCTGGTTGGCGATGTCTATGCTCGCGATGCAAGCAGACGGATACAGCTTGTCTACGTCGCCAGACGTGATTGGTTCGGGCGGATTGCGATGCTCGACTCGCTGCCAGAATAGCGCCAGTTTTTCTTCGAGTATCTTGTTGGCCTTTGCGCTGCTTTCAATGGTGTACGAGCGGAACTCATTGCCGCCGATCAGAACGCCCAGGTGCCAGCGATCCCACCCTGTCAGTGACAGGTAGCCTAGACACTGCGTCAGGTAGTACATGGGAATGTTGTCGGTCTCTTCTGCGCCGAACTGCTTGCCCATGAACTTGTCGGCAGTCTTCGCTTCCATGCCGGCCTTCTCGCCGGTGACCTTGCGGTCGATGTGGCCGCGAAAGAACGGCAGTTCAGCGTGTTGGAAGTCGCGCCGATCGCGCCGCACGTCGATGCCGGTGCGCCTGGCGAACTCGTCGCAGACTACATCTTCCAGGACGTTGCCGAAGTGTACACGTTCATTGTTTGACAGGTCGGGCCGCTCTTTATCGCCGACCTTCTCCAGATATAGATCGAGTGGTGTCATGTATGGGTGTAGCCCGACTGCTGCTGCTACTTCAGATGCGCCGACGTATGTGTGTCGATCGCTGAAGTCGATTCCCGATGTTGCTTGTTTTACTGTTGTCATGTTTGTTCTCTCAGTTACCAGTTAAGGACGTGTTGGTCATCCAGGTGTTCTTGTATCGTGCCTGTGAAGTAATCGAGCAGGCCAACACGACGGCGACTGATTACTTCATGATCGTGCATAGATTGTGTGTCGATTATTTGATCCAGGTCGAGCAGGAACAGGTCTTGCTCGTTGTGCGCTTCGACGAGCCATCCTTCGGCATCTTCGGCTGCTGCGAGCCATGCGAGCACAAGATAGCCCTGGTCTTCGACAGGCAGCTCCTCGTACATGAGGCCTTTATATTCTCCCAAGACATCGAAGTATTTGTTCCGCGCTATATCAAATTTTTCGGCCGTCTTGTTCCTGTCGACCAGGTTGCGCTCGTCTTCATAGTCAGGATCGTGTGTTGCGGGAACAATGCCTGCTAGTTTTTGCCAGTTATGCTTCATTTTATGTGCCTCCTCAAGCACTGCTTTCACGAGATTGCTGGTCTTATTCGCCAGATCAGAATCGAATAGTAGTTGATTAGGTACATTTGCGCAAGTTTTTTTCCATGTTTTACATGAAACAGCGTAAAAACATTGCGCGTCCTGGCCTGGCGTGCCATAATTCGTTTTGTGAATATGAGAAAAAACAATTCAAGGCTCATCCAGGCAGTCGAGAAGGCTGGTTCTGTTCGGGCGCTGGCCCTGTCCATCGAGGAGTCGCCACGCACCATACAATATCAGGTGCGGCGCGGATGGCTGAGTCCAGCGGTGGCTAAGAAAGTCGGAAAACTTTATCTTTGGCCGCGCGTCTATATCGTCGACCTGGCTTCTGCCGTATAGTATTATCCCCGTGTGCTGGTCTCTGCCTCCTCAGATCCAGAACACACCGCTGGTTGGTCTTCAGGTCTATCCTGGGGACTAGCCAGCATTTTAATGAATTTTAATGAATGACCTGCCGAGGGGGCGCCACATTGAGTATCAAACATATAGACGCCGCATTAGATAGCCGTCTGCCGTGCAACCTGAAGCTGGTTGCTATCGTGTTCGCCGACTGCGCTAACAGCGAGACCGGAGAATCCTGGCCGTCTGCACAGTACGTTGCAAATCGTGCAACGATGTCTCGCCGGCAAGCAATCCGAAATATTAACGAGCTTATCAAGTTAGGCATCCTGGTTGAAGTTGGTAAGCGCAGGTCTCCCGGTGGTTACACCAAAGTCAGGATGATCGTGAAGAAAGCCCTGGAAGAGTTTGGTAGTGACACCCATGACACTGGTGACACATTGTCACTGGTGACACCAGAGGCGCCCGGTAGTGACACCCATGACACTCAGGTAGTGTCACCGGTGTCACCCGAACCGTCAAATAACCGTCATAAAGAACCGTTATCTATTGATGAGCTATTTGATGCGTTCTGGTCAGCGTATCCGACGAAGGTCGGAAAGAAGCCAGCCAGAAAGGCATTTGAGGTGGCGCTGAAGAAAGCCCCAAAATCAGATCTTTGGAAAAAAGAAAAATTTACTGATGTAAGTTGTTTTGTAGCTTCGATAGTGCGAGGTATTTTTAGGCGGATTAATTTAGATCGCCAGTGGAAGGATGGTTTTATTCCAAATCCAACCACATACCTGAACCAGGAACGATGGGAAGATGAGATCCAGCAATCTGACAACAATGGCAAACTGGTTGATTCTGATCAAGCCAGGAAGGACGATGAAGCCAGGCGCGCGAACTCCGTGTATCTAAAGAACCTGGAAATACTGGATCTAATGCGCGCCAGGATCGGTCAACGAGAAGGAAATTTTATGATGCCCAGGAAGTGGGACTGGCAGGAATGCACCAACTACATGATAAAACATGGCATGGATGTGCCTGCATTAGCACATTAAGGGGGAAGTAGATGGACAACAAAATATTGGGCCGCCAGGATGGCTGTTCAGCACTTGGAAAAGGGGTGATCGCAAGCATATGTTTAAGCGCAGTTATATGGTTTGCTATAATTTGGCTTTGGCTGCCTGACGCTTTGATTGCGCTTTCGCTTTGGAGGGAATACAAATGAAATTTATTAATGCTTCAATGATGCCCAGGCTTGATTACTTCGTGCGAGGTAGATCTGTGCCGGCAGAATCTGTTTGGATGGACGAGTGTTGGCGCGACAATCAAGCCGCAGACTTTGGTCAGATCGACGAAGTTGGTCACACAACTAGGGCGAATGAAGTAAGTCCTGATGTCGAGTTTATTCATCTAATGCACGAGCGGGGCAACAGTTCCGGCCGACACCTGTACGACATCCTTGAACATTCGGCTGATGCGTTCGTTTTATTTCAGCAGGCTTATAAGATATTCAAGAATCGGCATGCAGATAAACTAATCGGTTTTTATGATCAGTATGATGCGCTGCGCCTGGGGCACATGGGTGTGGACGTGTTCGATCGGTTCGCGCCACACAATAAGGACAGTCTGCGCTGCTTTGATTTTTTCATGCCGAGGGCATACCTGGACGCGCCGCTGCCAGAGTTTGTGGCCGCTATTAACTACAAGGTCGAGTGGCTTCGTTCGAGATCAAGGTCGCCAATTTATTTGTGTGCGACACACAAAACGAGACCGCCAGGGAAGAAAGACTTTCGGTATATGTCGCCGGCGGAGATGGATGTTTACCTGAGTGTCCTTCAGGAGTCTGGCGCCGATGGTGTTATCTGGTGGGCATGGAATGTAGAGGGCACAAATAACTCTAATGGTGAAGGCACGACCAACAAGTCATTGAAGCTGAAAGCCTGGAACCACAAGTGGCGATACAAACAGGAAGAGAACGCCTGGGCGGAAGCATTTATGGATTACACCTGGGAAAGTTGAAGTGTATATATCAAGCCAACAATATTCACGATGAGAAGAGCTGCCGCCAGGGATAGGAACGAGCCTGAGATCGTCGAGACTTTCAGGAAAGCCGGCCGCTTCGTAACCAGGCTGTCTGGGAAAGGTGTGACGGATCTTCTCGTTATTAGACCATCACCTGATGTGCCGGTGTTTGTCGTTGATTCGATTGATCAGGCTCTTGATCTTGTTCAGCTTGATGAGCCGATCATGCTGGTTGAGGTAAAGGACATACGCGACGATCGTGTTACGCGCGAGCCGCTAACGCCTCAACAGGTTGAATGGCACAGTTTAGCGATGGGGGTTCCTTTTGGCTGAGACCAGGAAGCTGTCTGGCGTGCTAGAGGTTATTCATCGAACTTCTGTGATGCCAGGGCCGGAATTTTTGCAGCATACCTGGTTAGCAAAAACGGAAGTCAAGATGCTTTATGAAGACCTGGTTAAAGAAGGATATTTACAGGATAAACAACTACTTAAATTCATATCACAGGGCTGCTGCACATTTAATTTTGGTGATGTAATTGTCAGTTGTGTGTGGGATATAAATTAAGCCCATCCTTGAGGAGGCACGAATGAGTAAAATTGAAAGTGATTTTCATTTTTGGTATCACAAACAAATCGGAATAATGTTCTTGTGGGATCACTGGGGAAGCAACTGGAGCATAACGCTGATGTTGCCGTTCTGTTCGATGTGTTACATGCGCGAAGTGCCGGAGTAATGGCAAATCTTAATCAGGTCAGGTTCGTCAGGGTAAGCGACATCGCTAACTCGCAGACTGTCGTTTGTGTTCCGAACAACGAGCCGACAGAGATCGAGTTTAAAAAACGCAACGGATCAGGCAAAACTTACAACGCTGTAATAAAGCGAGCCAGGTCGCCCAAGTTTCACAACCTGGTGATGCGGGTCATTCGCGATCTGTTCGAAAACCAGGATACCTACTCTGACATCGAGGTGTTCCGAGTGGTCATCAAGCTAAAGTGCGGATGGGTTTACGAGGAGCCAGTTGTTACTGGCAAGGGCCAGGTTCAGTGGGTGCCGAAGCCTACTGACTGGAGCAACTGTGACGAAGACGAGTTTCGGGAGTTCTTCGATAAACTGAAGCCGATCGTATGGGAAAAGCTGGGCGAAGAGGCCTGGTCGAGATACAGGCTGTAAGGGAGTACAATCGGACGAATGATTATCAAAATAATTATCCAGACGGTATTTGCTGTAGTTGTTTACGTTGGCTATGCCATCCCCGGCAAGTTGCTAGGGATAGTGATGATCCCGATAGGTATCTGGACGGACTGGCAGCATAGGTTTACTTGGCCCTGGGATGCTGCGGCTAATGTGCATACTGGCAGTTACTACGATCAGTGGTATCCGATGATTGATGCGCCTCAACACTCAGCGATCAGTCGCTTCTTTTACAAACTGAGTCCATTCTGGCGCGAGTATTACTGGCGTTTACGCAATTCTTTTTCAAATGCGATGCGTTATACGTTCGCCAATCCAAATACGAAGGGCGAAAAACTGTTAGGAGTTATCACTGTTAAGGGTGATGGCTGGATCTATCAGTACCACGAGGAGAAGTGGTGGTATGCCCGTTATAGGTATTCCAAGCGCACAGACGGCGACCAGGGCTGGGAGTTTTACATCGGCTGGAAGCTAGACCGATGGACGGGGTTTGGGCTGACCGTAAGGATACCGAAGAAGAACTTCATACCACCTGATCAAGATTACGGGGCATGATCATCTGATCAAGCAGGATTAAAGAAATGAGCTATATATTCACATGGACGAGGGATAGATCAAGCGACTTGGGGGGCAGTCATTTCGACTGGGAGGAAGATTGCCTGGTGACTTACGGCGTCTTTGGTAAGTATATTCCTGCTAAAACAAACGCGCCGATGGAGGAGTGTTATCCAGCCGAATATCCAGAGATAGAGATCGAGTCTGTTATTAACTCTGAGGGTGAAGATATAGCAGAAGATCTATCCGTCAAGGAAGATGAAAGCGTTCGGCAAGGTGCTGAGGCTGATTACAGCCGTGCTGGATATGTAATATAAATCAGGAGAACGAAATGGATACTCAAGGCCTAAAAAATTCACATGTAGGCATATTCGTAGCAATTCTATCGCTTTTATTGTCTGCGGCGACCTATTTATTATTTAATGTTGCCGTAAGCGAACCCGTTGAAACTCAAATAAATCTGACATGGGATAGGCCGACCACTCGTTTGGATGGTAGGCCATTGGCTCCATCAGAAATTAATCGCACACAGATTCGCTACAACATAGATGGCGGCACGATGCAGTGGGGAGGTAGTACCACAGACGGTGCTGCTGAGGAGTTGTCGATCGTGGTGAATGGTGAGCCTGGGCAATATTTATTTTTTGCAAGTGTTGTCACTGAGGATGGATTAATATCAGGCGAAAGTGAACCCGCATCTGTGGACGTGCCTTCCCCTGATTTGTGGCCGGCAAATACAGCGACTAACCTTGAAGCCTTTTTGAACTAGATTAACATGATAGATCCATATAGATGGAATCGTATTTATTAAGGGTGATGTAATGGACACATCAGTAGATTGGATATATTGGTCGTTAATTTCAGTAACAGCAATTTGTGGTTGGCTTTTGAAAGTATTAGAAAAGGTTATTAAGATTCACGAATCCGGTCTGCCCATGAGCATCGGAAGGTATTTATCAGAGGATAGGTATCGCATCGCAATATCAATTATTGGGACATTTGTTCTGATAGCTGCGTTGGAGTCATTAGGCCAACTCAATTACGCAATGGCAGCAGCCAGCGGCTATGTTGGTGAATCAGCATCCCGGTTTTTGCGGAATATTTCTGACGACAAAATTATTTGATGAGCATTATTAGTAAAGCCATCCGCAGATACCCGTCGGATCCAGACGTGATGTGTGCGAACTGCGGCGCACCAAATTGTGTCTGGGCACATCTACCGTTTTTCGATGCCGGCATGGGACAGAAGTGTGATGATTATTTTGGCGCACCGCTGTGTCAACTTTGTCACGACTACGTTGACGGCCGTCGTGACGCTGATGCGATGGGTCACTCTAACCAGGATGCCTATTATAACGAGCTTATAAAGTTAGGCATCGTATTGAGGCCAGCCAGCGGCCGAACAGATTATGAATGGCAGTATCGAGTTCTCAGGAAGGGGATCTCATTGCTGGTAGAAGCTGGGATCTTGCGGATCCAGGGAGTGGAAGATGTTGCTCGCTCAAGCGTGGGAGCGCATATCCGATAAACCTGGTTACCGGTTCCAGGTGTTTGTTCAGTATCCACAAAACTGGTCAGTAAAAGGATGGATCGCAGTCTTCCAGCATGACGGCACGCCGGAATGTGAAGCAAGGATCCAGGATAAGGCCGACCGTTTTATCGGTGTGTATGACAGTTCTGCAAAACGCCAGGACTTTTTTTCAGATTGCTCGTTTGCATGCCTTCAATACCGATTCAAGGACAAACCGGTATCGTGCCCTATAGTGGACACCAGGGCAGCAATCGGCGATTCTAAAGCCCCTGGATGGCTTCTCTAAAGTAGACGGAATTAGATATGGCTACGAAAGATGGTAAGAAGACCGGCGGCCGCCAAAAGAATACGCCTAATAAGTTGACCGTTGAGATTCGTCAGATGATTCTGGGCGCTCTCGATGCTGTCGGAGGACAGGAATACCTGACTAAACAGGCTGAAGAAAACCCCACTGCATTCATGACTCTCCTGGGCAGAGTAGTACCAAAAGAGATCGAGGCTAAGGTCACGGTAATCGACCAGTACAGCGCCAGGCTGATTAAAGCCCAGGAGCGCGCGATCGAACACGACTTAGAAGAAGCCGAGAAGTTCATTGATGTTGACTTCGAGGAAGTGGTGGAGAAAAGCGTTTGAACGAGGTCGCGCCTATTCAGCAGGAGGAGGACGTTTACGATGAGATCGTCGACCGACTGATCGAATATCGGAATGACCCACTGGCATACACGCAATGGGCATTCCCCTGGGGCGAGGGCCCGCTTAAGAAGAAGAGCATACGCAAGTGGCAGAAGAGCGTGTTGCGCGACATCAGAGATCATCTCTCTGATCCAGAGAAGCGTTACGAACCAATTTTGATCGCCAGGGCGAGTGGACACGGCATCGGGAAGAGCGCGCTTATAGGCATGGTTATATCCTGGGCGCTCGACACGATGGTCGGCGCCAGGTGCAATACGACAGCGAACACCGAAGCACAGTTACGCACCAAGACAGTACCGGAGGTGACGAAGTGGTCGCAGATGCGGATTACCGCAGAGTTCTTTCATCACACAGCGACAGCTATATTTAGCAAGGTCAAAGGCCAGGAGAAGTCCTGGCGCGCAGACTTCCTGCCCTGGAGCATAAACAATCCCGAAGCGTTCGCCGGCCTGCACAACGAGGGCAACAGGATTGTGATTGTGATGGACGAGGGCAGCGCAATCGCCGACAAGATCTGGGAAGTCACCGAGGGTGCGCAGACTGATGCCAACACACAGATCATCTGGATTGTGTTTGGTAACCCAACTCGCAATGCGGGAAGGTTTCGGGAGTGCTTCCGCAAGTACCGCAAGTATTGGAATATCGGGCAGATTGACAGCCGTGACGTTGAAGGCACCAACAAGAAATTGTTTGAGAGGTGGGCAGAACAGTACGGAACTGATAGCGACTTCTTCAAGGTGCGTGTACGAGGAGAGTTCCCTGACATGAGTATGCGTCAACTATTCAACACAAAGGATGTCGACGAAGCGCGAGGCAAGCATCTGCGCGAGGAGCAGTACACTTTTGCTCCGAAGATCCTGTCGTGCGATCCAGCCTGGGAGGGTGATGACGAACTGGTCATCGTGATGCGCCAGGGGCTGAAGGTTGAGATATTAAAGCGCATGCCGAAGAACGATAACGACATTGAGGTCGCAAATTGGATCGCCAGGTATGAAGACGAACATGAGGTCGACGCAGTGACCATCGACGCTGGATACGGCACAGGCATTGTGTCTGCGGGAAGAACGATGAAAAGATCCTGGCACTTAATTTGGTTTTCAGGCAAAAGTAGTAGAGAAGATTGTTACAATAAGCGCGCAGAGATGTATCTTAACGTCAGAGACCTCCTGAAGGAGGGGCTTGCTTTGCCTGATAATGACGATTTGTACTACGAGATGATCAGTACAGAGCTTGTTACTACCCTGGACGGGAAGTACAAATTGCCACCGAAGGAAGACCTTAAGCAGATCATTGGCCGGAGTCCTAACATTATCGACGCTATAGCACTGACCACTGCCGTGCCAGTGGCAACAAAAGACCAGAAAACGTATGCAAAATTGCGCCAGGCTAAGGCGCTTAAGTACAATCCGACGGATCGACTGAAAAGGAAATGATCTTATGTGTATGTCTGCAAGTGCCCCACCACCACCAGCACCACCACCAGCAGCACCAAACTTTGATGCAGTCAAGAGCGTTCGCGCCGATGAGCGCCGCAGGCTGCTTGCTGCGAGGGGAGGCCAAGACACCATCTTGACTGGCCCTGGTGGCCTGGATACAAAATATGCCTCGACTGGCAAGACGATGTTAGGCGCCTGATGTCTCACGAACTGCGCGGCGAGGTAATTAAGCGGTACTCTGCTCTTGAAATGCAGCGCAGCCCTTATATCGGAATGTGGCAGGATCTGAGCGATTACATCATGGGCGGCCGAGGAAGATTCCTCCAGGATGATCAGCTCAAGGTTCGCCGCAACGAGAACCTGTACAACGAGATCGCGAAGATAGCAGCCAACACTCTGGCATCCGGCATGCAGTCGGGCATCACTTCGCCGGCTCGTCCCTGGTTTGAACTGACAACACCGGATCCTGAACTCGCAGAGTATGGCTCAGTGAAGACCTGGCTCGACCAGGTTCAGAAGCGACTGCTACTCGTTTTTGCTAGGTCGAACTTCTACACCGCTATGCACTCTATGTATCTGGAGATGGGCACGTTCGGCCAGATGCCGGTCGGGATCTACGAGGACTTTGAGAACGTCATCCGCTGTGTGCCTTACACGGTTGGAAGTTATTGTTTAGCGACCAACGGCAAGCGCGAAGTGGACACGCTATATCGCGAGTACAAGATGACTGTCAGGCAGATGGTTGATCGCTTTGGCAAGGACAACGTGAGTCGATCCGTCAGGCAGTGCTACGAGAAAAAGCAGTACGACGAATTTGTACCGGTCATCCATGCTTGTGAGCCAAACATTGGCCGTGATCCTGCCTCGCCGCTATCGAAGGAAATGCCCTGGCGCTCGGTTTACATCGAGAAGAATGGCGATGCTGAAAAGATTCTGCTGCAAACTGGCTTCGAGGAGCGACCATTCATCTGTCCCAGGTGGGAGATTGCCGGCGAGGATGTTTACGCGACAGCCTATCCTGGTCTGAACTCTATTGGCACGAACAAGTCGTTGCAGATTGAGGAGATCGACAAGCAGATCGCTATCGAGAAGATGCACAATCCTCCTCTGATTGCTGACGCTATCCTAGAGAACTCCGGTGTGACCACCTCGCCAGGCGACATCAGCTACATCGCCGGCATGGCCTCCCAGGGCAAGCCTGGCATGGCGAGTGTCTATGAGGTCAATCCCCGTATCGCTGAACTTACTCAGGACATCAAGGAGAAAGAAGCTAGGATCCAGCGACACTTTTATGCCGACCTGTTCATGATGATCACGGAGATGGACAGGGCGCAAATCACCGCGACTGAGATTGCCGAACGCAAGGAAGAAAAACTTCTGATGCTAGGTAGCGTGCTAGAGAGGCTTAACAACGAGGCTCTTGATCCGATCATAGATCGTGTTTTCGCCATTGCGAACAGGGCCGGCATACTTCCTCCACCTCCACCAGAGATTGAGGGGGTGGATCTGCGAGTCGAATACATCAGCGTATTAGCTCAGGCGCAGAAGGCAGTGGCGACTGCGAGCATC